CCTAAATTTTTCTGCAAGGACAGAGATTATGGGCATATAGGGGCTACACATCCCTTCACCCATTCCTATGGTGGCCAAGTAATCACGCAGATTAGAAGGTACTTTTCCCATTATGTAGCAAGCCCTATTTAGGGCTCTCATGGGTTCTCTGCACATCAGCCATCCATAAGGTGTTAGAACAGGTTGGCACTGGCAGAATTCTATTTTGTTAAACTGCTTAACAATGTTTATCTTAGAATCCATACCTGAGCCATGCAAGTCTACTCTCTGTTCACCGTCTGTGATCACAACGCTATCATCACCATCAACAAATATTAAAGCATTAGGCCCAAATGCCTGTCTCAAGATTGCATAATTAATTACGCAATTCCCGCAGGCTGTGTTCGGATCTCCACTCATTCTCCTTCCCTCACACCAGTACTTAATTCCATTTCTTGTTCTACCATAATTTCGCAATTGTTGGTCTAACAAATGTTTAAGGAACTTGTCACCTTTGAAAATTAATTGATAGAATTTATGTTCCATCTTAAGCAAGTCAATGTTTACACAACTGTCAAACTTGCTATGGTCAATTAAGTAAGCCACTGGTTTCTTAACTGCGTTCCACATGTTGTATAGTATTTCACCTCTTTCGAGAGAGTTATACCCTTTAGCAACAAATGGAAAACCTGAATTTTCGCCAATGACTGGCTTCGAAATAGCCTTTTCAATGGGGACAATGTACTTGGCAAGACGAGCGGTGAATGGTGTTGCTCTAAATTGGATGGCTCTGGGTGCCTTATTTGGATCGTCTTTCTTTTCAAACTTAATAAACAAATTAACCTTGCTATGAGCAGGTTTTAGGTCTAGGTACATGCCTTTCGTGTACCTCTTCCTCATCCTTTGGGGACGTGATCTAATAAGATCTTTACTGGATAGTTTGTTTACTTCTGGGAGGCGAGCAGCCAGGCTACACAGGATGTTGTTATAGCCATCAATAAGCTGCCTCTCTGTTTTGCGGGTTTTCGTAAGGTGTCGTCCAACAAGGCTACGAAACTCATTGGCACTACAGCCATGATCTCCGTATAAAGGCGGCAAA